GTATCCACGGTCAACACCAGCAACGCCAGAACCAACGAAGGAGACTTCGCCGTATGCGCCGAGGTCATCGGTCAGAGCAACGCCCAGACCTGCCTTACCCGAAGGAACGGTGTCAGCAGAACCAGCGTCGGGAAGCTTGGTGGTAGCACCAGCTTGGACGTAGTAAGAAGCATCTTCGCCAAGAGCACCTTCGTAACCAACGTGGGTATCGATAGCGGTGCCACCGTAGTTAGAACCAGTCCAACCAGAGTTAGCTTCAACATTCACATAAGGACCTGCCATAGCAGCGCCAGCGAACAGGGGAGCAGCAGCAGCGGCTGCGAGAACAGATTTGATCATTTGTGTTTCCTCGAAAATTTACTTGCGGAATGATTACCCGCAGATGATGGATCGGTTTGTTCCGATCGCATAGATTGATTATAGCACATGAAGCAGAAGCGCGTCAAGAAGTTTGGTGCGAGTAATTGAGGCACCTCCCTCATTTGCTACAGATGTAATTTAGCACAGTAAGTTGCCGAAAACAAGCCCCCTTGTGCCAGTTTGCGATACGGATTTCCGATCAATCAGTTAAGGAAAATTAATGCGCCTGTGATACGAACGTTTCCTGTGGACGTGATTGAGACATCTCCACTGCCAACAATATCTACTTTAGCACCATCAATACTAACATCACCAACACCAGTAATTCCAACACCAACGCCAGCATTAATATTAGCAGTACCAGCTGTGGCATTAATACTAGCATTTCCAACAAGTGTCTTTGCTACGTATGAATTTAATCTGTCTTTTACTAATGGAATACCAACAGAATTACCAGCAGTAATGTGCTGAGATACGCCACCTACCCATAGTTTGTAATCGCCAAGAATCTTATGATTGACATGACCTGGAGAAATAGCATTAATTGATGCTCTAGGATCAAACTGCATTTTGGTGTCCTCTGCGGCACCATATGTCATCTTCTGTCCTATGATGACTTCTTTATCATTATTAGTAAACTTTTCAACACTACCAGCATTCATAGTGATTGTTCCACCACCAGATGATCCTGCCTGAATGAATACTTGAGATTTACCAATCAAGAAGAGTTCTTCATCTGCTGTAATAACAATCTTCTGTGCTTTAATATGACGCTCACTGCCATATGCTTCTTCTACAACATCACCGTATGCGATGATGTTCAGTGCCTCTTCACTGTCATCACCACAATTATATTCAATATCCGATCTATGCTCGTGTTTTTGCTGCTGTCCGTGAGAGTGAATACATAATTTTCCACTACCAGGACCTTTCTCTACATTTTTTTCTCCAGTGACGATCATTATAGATCCACCAGACTGAAATGCCATAAATCCAGCATTAGTAGCTGGTCCATCAATCCTTAATGTTGCGGTTTGACCATCAGGATACATTCTCTCATAGATTTCTGAACGAGTCAGAGCACCCTTGAAAGCAGTATTATATCTAGGACCACGATCAAGTTGCTGAACTTCATCGGGTGTTGTTTGTTTAAAAATACCAGTAGGGTATTGATTAGCGGGTACAGCGTGTGGCATTATGGGCAATCAACGTAACGTCCAGTTCCAATTTTAGTAGCACCAATAGTAGTTAGTGCTTCAGTATCTAGACATGCTAGAGATGGTAGTAATCTGGCACCATATCCACCACCACCAACTAATATAATTTCTGGGAACTCACTGAAGTAACGCTGTCTGTCTAGAATTCTAGCGCCAATAACAAAACCATCATCATTGATAATTGCTTCAGCAACTCCAAGTTCACCATCAACATACATTTCAGGTTCTTCTGTATATCCAACACCAGGAGTCAATACAGTAAAGCTGTCGATGATACAACGAACTCCAGCATCATCAGCAAGGTTTAATTTGTAACCATAACCAGGAGACTTGATACGAATCTCTGTAATAAATCCATTTTGATCGAGTAATGGAGTTGCTACAGCACCAATGCCTTCTCCACCAATAAAGATGTATGGTGGTTCCGCCCAAGAATCGCCAGGATCGTTAATTGGAATCTCAATGATTCCACCATTTGGATCTGTAATAACTTTACCAATATCAACTGTTGGGGTTTTAAAGTTTTCAAATGTGTTCTCAGGAGTCTCGCCCTCTCCCTCATCAAAGTCTCCTAAGTCATCCCCACCAGTTCCATCATCTGTTGCTGTAATTAAAACATCAACTGCTGCGCCTGTTCTGTTTAGAGTAAAGCGTAATACTTCTTCCTCCTCAACAACACCATCATCTTCAATTCCAACAGTTACTTTTGCCGTATTGTTATTGATTACAGCACTTCCTGTTAGATTTCCACCAATAATATCACTAGAAGTGATACCATTACCAGTTAAAGAATAATAAAGAATAGTTCCATTATCTACATTAGTTGTAGTAATAGTGTAGATAATAAACTCTCCTTCAGGACAGGAAGTTCTATTAGCAGATACTGAATATGTTGGAGTGGTAGAAGATTCGTCACCTTCTTCATCAGGACTACTTGGAACATCTTCTCCTGGAAATGTTTCATCAATACCAGTATTTGGATCTTCTGGTATTGGATCATATGGATCATACGGATCTGTTAAATTTCTTTCGGTAATCGTACACTTGCCAATATTCTTAATAAAATTGGTTTTGACGCCACTACCATCTGATGGAGAATTTCTTCTCAATCTAATGTAGAAATCTTCATCTGCTTCACTTTCTTGAGAGAATAGAGTATCTACAGTAATACTTTTCTCTGTTTCATTTGGTGCAAATCCGAGAATTCCTTCTACTGCTAGATAATCTTCACCAACAGTAGCAGATCCCTTCTTCAATGTCTTGTAAGTAACCGATGATGAAACTTCAGTATATCCAGAACGTGTTACTACAAACTGTGCTTGTTCTCCTTCAGTTACAGTAACATCGGTAATGGTATATGCAATTTTTTTCTTTTTAGTTGAATTGCCACCAGGAGTATTAGATCCAAACGTTTTTGGAACACCACCAACAAATCCAACAGTAGTTACAGTTAGCGGACTACCTGTATATGCTTCGGCGCAAACATACTGGGTGTAATCAGCACCAGTAGCTGGGAATAGATTATCAATGCCGCTGAGAAGATCATCAAGGAAATCTTTATCATTATCTGGTTTCTTCTTCTCACCATCAGTACAAACTGCCTTGTACTTGGCACACTCATTATTTGGACCAGAGCAAGAAATTCCAAGAAGATTCAGTACAAAATTAATTGCTCCACCAAGAATATTGAGTGGTGCAGCAATAGCACCAAGAATATCTTGAATTGGACCCAATACTTTACCAAGAATCTCTTCCATCAAAGAGTTAATCTTAGATAGAATACCATTAACTAAAGCATCAACTTGACAAGCTGCAGCACGATAGATCTGATTGACATAACTCATCAACACATTTGTCAACCATTCTGCCAGGCGATCCCCAAGATCTGCCATCTGGCATCCAAGATCTTTCAATATGTTATTGAACCACTCCGTAACAGGAGTTAGAACATTACCGCTATCATCTGGGTATATAAGTGCTCTAATGAGATCCTTTACAGCATTAGTAAGTTTCTCGATTACAAAACCTTTTACTTTTGCAACAAACTTACGAACAATTTTTAGTATTTTATTGACATACTTTCTAGCAATTCCTACACCACTATTAATGGTTCCATTTATTGGACTTACCAGATAAGTTCCGATATTTCCGTTGTTTCTTTGTACTTCAGCAAGAAATTCACCAAGAAGAATTGTCGTCTTGGTTTTCATGTCTTCATTATCACACTTATCAGCAACAGATTGACACCACTTTTCGTCTTTCTCTCCGTTATGTTTTCTATCTGCTGGTGGAACTCTAGGACCATCAGCATTTGATGTACCATCCTCCAAAGCACCAGTAGTTTTATTTTCTGGTGCTGGTCCACCAGTTTTATTTTCTGGTGCTGGTTTTCCGTCAGTTGCTGTATTAACCTGAGCTGCTGTAGTATTATTATATGTTTCGAAAGATTCTGTATCTCCTGGTCTTTCGCTCTTGGAGATGGTTGTAGCGCCAGGAGTCTGACCGATAGAACCCATAATAATGGGTTTCTGCTTGTCATTATCCAGATAAAAACCAACGACCCAACATCCCTTGATAAGTTGAGGATGTGCTCCGCCAACGTTACCAGGCATGAAGGGTACGTTTACAGGCATCATCACCTGAGCCCATGGCAAGTCTTTCGTATCAAGGATCTCCTTACTCTTAGGGTGATCTCCTACAATACGAACCTTAAAACGGTATCCGCCTTTGTTATTCTTTTCGTCTGCGGCAGTTCCTTCGACTTGCCCTACCCACCAGTTGAATCCATCGGATCCGACACGTTGAGTTGGGATCAACTGTGACAATAACTGATCCATATCAATTAATCATCGTATACTTTACACTCAAGTGCTGAAGGGTTAGCATCACAATACAACTCAAGTGGCGTTGGGTCGTGATGATCCCCTGCTTCAATATCGTCCTTATGATTTTCTGCGTATGCTTCTAATTCTTCTAGTTCGCCTTCAATGTGGCGGCGGCGTTGAGGAGAAAGATGTGGATTCGCAAGCTCTTCCTTATCTACCTCAATATGCCTTTCGATGCTTTCCATTTAAGTTACCTCCGTATACATTATTTAGTGCCATGATTTGATGGTCTGTCTTTTAGACCATATGAGTCTCTCATCAATCTGAGAGTTGTTGTGAATTTTCCACCTGGACCCCGTGTAGTGTCATAAAAATGTGCTACTTCTGAAATTAGATACACACCACTACTTTCTGGGTCGAATGGATCTTTTCTTCCTTCTACTGTCGCAACTTTGTTTACCAACCGAATATCAATTTTGTCTCCAGCGCAAATATCTGGATTGCCAGGAATTACGATAGTGCATAGTTGATTTTTCAGCAACTGATATCTTGCTAAAGATTGTGCCGAATAAAACTTTTGCCAATCAGCAAATTTAGTTGGATCTGTTGCTCCGTCTTTTGGGTCTGGTGAAGCAGGTTTTGGTCCGTTATACCATGATTCATGATCTAAGAATACAGACATGATTCTACTTGGATAGTCAGATAATTCAATCTGATTTGAGGGAATCAACGTAATTCCTTCCTGTCCTCCAAGGTGTGCCATATTATCATAACTATCCTTGATCTTATATACGTATTCTTCATACTGCCCTGTAGAATGATTAAAGAATACCAATAAACTAGAATACTTACCTTTACGCAATGAAGAAAGTAAGTTAATTTCAGACTCAAAATTAGACTCTAGGACATGAAATCTAGTGTCACCGCCCTCTTGATTTCCCAATCTTTCTACATATTGACCCCAAGATGGCGAGTCAAGTTTTTTTGATTTTAATTTACTATTTTCATCAGCACATAAAGAATCAACAGCAAAGAAATTATAACCTCTTTTTGACTCCCAAAAGAAAAATCCACCAGATCCCTTTACTTGTTGCTCTGATTGATTTGTATTTCCAGAATTAGTTGACGTGTAATTTGTTTGCGGAGAAACACTCTTAACCGAAAGATCGGCAATAAGATCAAATGGTCTTCTTCTATTAGCAATTATCTTAGTTTCAAACTTAGATGGTTCAGAATATACCTCTTTGGGTGCTTTTAGTATATTAGAAAGAAGATCTTTTACGATGCTTTCAGGATTTCCAGAAAGCGGTTTATTAACTCTAACAACCTCATTTAGCAATGCTTCTGCTGAAACTAAACCAATGTCATATGATTGCTCTTGCTGTCTAGCAAACCTATTTTGAATAGTCCAAATAACAAATTCATACTCTACTTTTTTCTTGAATGCTTTAGCATCAACTTCAATTATAACTTTTTCCCCTCCTTGTATTGGAAGACTATTCAACAGTCCAGCACTATCAACTACTTCCATTTTTGCTGATAAAAATGGATGTGTAATATTCTCCACATATTCAAAGTTATTAATCAAATTAGTGATAGGTCTTGGGTCTTTACCACCATTTGGATAAATGACAACTTTTGTCAGTGTAAAATCAGTAGGATTTGCCATGATTATGTAAGTGACTTGGTAAGGAGAATAGTAAATAAATCGGTTCCCATTCCAGCAGAACCAGCAGATGCTAATCCAAAGGCATATGCGTCAGATCTATCATCTTTACCACTTTGTTGGAACTCTGCTGGTAAAGTCGCCACCATTGGTTTTAATGCCAATTCTCTGCTAGCAGCATCCGTCAAAGCAGATTTTTGTAATAAATCGACTGATGCTACAGGAGTAGAAACACTATATGCAGATGATTGTGGACCTGTTATCTGTTGAGGAGTAGTATCTATTGTAGCTGGATCTATACCATTTTTCTTCAAATACTCATCCAGAAAATTACTAGTTGCTTTAACGGCTTCTGGATCTCCCATCCCATCAGCAGTGTTTCTCTTCTTGATAAACTTTTCATATGCTGTTGGTGGTTTCCACCCTGCAGGAGCTACAGCATTCTTTCCAGAACCTTGCCACCCATAAAGATAGTAGTTTCCAGATGGATCTACCATAGGATCTTCACTTTCAACTCTATTATTCAACAGTTGTTGTCCCCTAAAATCTCCTCTGCCATGTAATAATTCAAGAGCAGCAACTATTTTTGCCTGACCCTCATCTGATTGGAAATTAGCAGCAACATCAGGCATAAATCTCAAAGTGCCTTTTTCATAAGCTTCATATTGTCCTGGTGCTTTAATGATATCTTCAATGCTCTTATACTTACCAGTAGCATAGCGATTTAAAATAGAAGCAGCAACAGCATACTGGTCATCACCACCACCTGCTTCTCCACTAATACCATATGCTAACCACTTAAAATCTTCTTCTGTTAATCCTTGTAGTTGTCCGCCACCTTTTCCTATATCAAGGTTGCCACCTGCTCCTGGGACTCCTCCAGATATACTACCAGCATTATCGTCATCGTCACCGCCGCCGCCGCCGCCCTTTAAAAATTCACCCAATTCCTTGAATGGATTCCACGCAACATCTCCAAAAAGTCTCCATCCACCCTGATTTTCATAATATTCTTTCAATCCAGATGCTTGTAATTGAGCGTGCTTCGTTTTATTTTTATTTTGTGCGTCAAGTATGCCTTCACCAAACTTGAGGAAAGTTGCTTTTCCTTTAGCACCCTCCAGTGGGAAAACACCCTCTGCTCCTGCTTCACCCATCAAAGATGCTGTGGGTTTTGTAATAATACCACCAGCAGCAAATGGAGTCAAACTTCTGTCCTGACCTGTTTCAGCACTTCCTCCCTGTAAGGCATTATAAACAGAACCACCTACAATATCACCAGCAATACCACCAAGAATAGTTCCAGCACCTGGGAAGAGGAATGATCCTAGTGTAGCACCCAAGGTGGCACCAATTGCTTTTGCTGCTGCTCTACCAACTGGTTCGCCAAGAGCAAGACTAACACCAAAATCTAGCAATCCACCAACCAGAGGAACTCTTTTCAATACAGGACTCAAGAATTTCATAACTCTTGCTCCTTTTGTAAGACTCATTCCTGCTGCTTCTAAACCTTCAGCACCAAATCTCTTGATAGCAGCTTTTTCACCATATCTTTGAGCGTATCTCTTGGTAATATCATTACTCGCAGCATGAGCACCGTCAAGACCCTTTCCTTGTCTAATTCTCTCAAATCCTAACGCACTACCAGTCATGCTGTTATTGCGGTAATTAAATCCATCTGCCCTATACAATCCTTGTGCTCTCTGAGCTCTTCTACCAGCACGACTCATTCTACCAAGACCACGGCGACCACCACGACCACCACGACCACCACCAAGCAAACTCAATCCAGTGTCTAGAACACTTCCTAGAGTACCGAACATATTACCTAGGATTCCACCGCCACCGCCACCAAAACCAGACTTGACAGGATCTAAATCATCACTAGATTTAACTTGCCCCGCCATTCTTGATTTTTCAGAAGCAGCTAGCTGTCTAGAAGCAATCTTTTCTGCTGTATTTTCAGCATTAGAAGCAAGTAGTCTCTGATTTTGAATTTGACGCTCAGCAATACTAACTTGGAGTTGTCCTAAACTCTGTATGCTCTCAATAACTTTTACATTTACTTTTTGTACGCTATCAACTGCTTGAATGGTATTGTTGTTGGTTCTAACCATCAACTGACCAATCTGGTTCAGAATACCAGCAATATCTTTAATTTCTGTTGCCTGTGTATCTACCGTAAATCCAGCAGCATTAGTGTTGGGAGTTCCTTGATATTTGGCAATTTCTCCGCCAAGAACTTCTGGATTAATTGCTGTTGGTCCTGCGTCTAATAATTTCTGTGCGACACTAGGACCAGAACTAAAAATTGTTGCTAATGCTCCACCAGGACTAGCAGGAGCACTAATAATTTCATCTGAATAGTCGTAACGACCTCTATCTACAAATCCACCTCTAAATCTAGATGCCTGAGATCCTGTTGGATCAATGCTCATTGTGGCATCTTTAGCAAATCTACCTCTGGTTCTAGCGACAGCATCTCCGCCAAAAGTAGATCCTAAAGCTCTCTGGAAGAAATGACCTCTTCCAATACCAGCTTCTGACAATGATGTATTATTCTTCTCGGCAATACTTTCAGCATAAGCACGCTCCCTGCGTGCCATATCAGATGCTTTGCCAATTCTATTTCCGATAGCACCAGCAATATCACCAAGAAAATTTCTCTCGGTTCTTAAATCAGTTGCTTGTAGAAACCCGTGTGCCATTATCGTTGCTTAGCTGCCGCTTCCTGTTGTTGTTTAACTTGTTCCAAGTGTTGTATCAAAAGACTGGTATAAACCTGCCTTTCAAATGGCATCATATTTTCAACATCACTCAAGCTATATTTATGGTGCTGCATCAAAGCAAAGTTAGTCTTATAGTACCCTTCCAGCGTATTGTGGAAGAGTGCTATCCGAAAAAAGACGATAATCCCGAAAATACCACCTCATTTTCAACCCCAGTATTGGGATTTGTGATTTTAATAGTGTGTTCCAATTTTGGCGAAGATTCGTAAAATGCTTGAATCTTCTCAAATTGACTATTAGTAAGATTTTCTAAAAACTCCTTGAATTCTTTCTTACTAGTAGTAGAACTGTCATACACATCCTCACCATCAAAAAGTTGATCGATACAACCAGCAATAATATCAATAACAGAATCTGCTGTTGGAGATTTTCCAATAATAGATCCACTGATAAAGGTATCAAATTTTGGATATTTCATGATAATACCCATTTCGTCAGAAAGCATGATCTTGTTAGAATGACCTTCTGGTTTCTGTACTTCAACTTCCAACAAATTCAACTTATACGGAACAATAGTTTGTCCATCATCTTGACATGTAATGTTCATATCAACAATTTCACCAACAGATACAGCACGGATCTGAAGGAAAATGTACTCTAGATCAAAAATTGCCAAATCATCAATTTTCACGCGAGATTGAATACAACCTTTCAATAGTTGCTTTACTGCTGCTTCAATCTGCCCGTCATCTTCTGACTCCATTGCCAGAAGAAGTAATTTTTCTTCTTTTACTACAAATGGACGATATTTGATTGTTTTGCCATTAGACGGAATTTCCAACTCATAGGTTGGAAGGACAACTTGTGGTAATGCCATTATGTTTAGACCAGTTCATATGTATATTTAGCGCAACTTTTAGACCCAAAAATTAGCGGAAAAAATTTTCCCCCTTTCATGGAATCGAAAAGTCAATTTTGTAATTCACGCGAACGACGCTGTGCAAACTCTCTAGGACTTTCTCCTGGGCGTCTTTCAATTGCCTCTGGTTTCTTGGGTGTTGCTGGAACTGTTGGCGGTGCTGGTGGTACATAATCTAGTACATCAGATGTTGAAACTTGCTTCTTGATAATTTTTCCGTTCGGAAGCAACCACTCTTGTTCTATAACTCCTTTACTAATTTCTCGTGATCCAACTAATCTACCACCAGCAGGAATCTGAGAGTCTTTCACATTTGTAGTATCCTTATTGATAATGTAATGTCTCTGATACTTAAATTGTGCTGTTACTTTTGTAATTTGTGCCGAACCAAATTGTAGAGGTATAGCATCAATAGCATATGGATATGCTTGCTCCAAAACATACGTAATAGGTTGCCTTTGTGTTGATGAAGTAGGACCAGTTTCAGTTTTCGTAATTTTTATTGTTGCCGCGTATTGATTCCTGTACTTAACTCTAGTAACTCTATCTTCTCCTGTTCCACCACCCTCATCAAAAATATAATTATACCAATAGTTTAGGTATTTTAACATTGTCAAGTCAGCATCCAACATGAATCCTAACTGAAGTTCTGTGAATACTTTAGTGTGAGGATAATCAATGTTTCCTAAACCAGTGTAGAGACCATTAATAGATCCAGTTGCTGTATTGATGTTTGGCAATTGTGCCTCGTCACACATAAATTCGACATATTCTTCAAGAGAAACAGCTCCAATAGGCGTGTTGGGGTCATAAGGAGCTCCTTCAAATCTCACAATAAAGTTATTTGATAATGACATCCCGCCCTTAGCGGCGATGGCAGACATAAATCTATTGATTGACACACTAAATACCTATGTTGGTCCAACTATATTTATGGCGTACTCTGGATTTTACAAACCAGTAAATCCTGGCAAGTATCGTGGAAACCCAACTCGTGTTATCTATAGATCATTATGGGAACGAAAGTTCATGGTGTTCTGTGATAACAACCCCTCAATAATAGAGTGGGGGAGCGAAGAGGTAATCATTCCCTATCGTGCTCCCGATGGTAGAGTGAGGAGATACTTTCCAGACTTTTATATCAAGGTTCGTGAAAAGACTGGTGTCATCACCAAATATATTATTGAGATCAAACCCAAGAAACAAACTACACCCCCGAATGAGAAAAACAAAAAAACTGCTGCCTATCGTAATGCTGCTCTGACATACGCAAAGAACTACGCAAAGTGGTCCGCTGCGCGTGAGTATTGTGAAGACA